CGCCAGTAGGCCACCGCCCCGTCCGCGATCACTTTGTCGCTATACGCACTCATCGCCCGTCCTCAAAACAACAACGTCAACGTCAGGGCGGCTAATCCGGCGGCGATCAGATTGACGCGCGCCGGGACCGGCCACGCCGCCAGCACGAACAAGACCAGCGCGAGCACATAACAGATCAAGCGGAGAGTCGCCGTCATGTCACACCTCGCCTTCGCCGTTGTTACCGCCGGGGATGGCTTCCGGGGCCGGATTCGGCGTCAGCACCGCGTCCTGCAATCCCATCCGCTGCTCATGCGCCTGCTGCTGCGCCTGCAGCATCAGTTCATGCGTGCGATCGTGGTGCGCCTGCTCAGCCTCGAGCCGTTGCTCCTGCGCCAACGCAATCGCTTCGTGCACCGCTTCCCGCGACGACACCGCGCCCTTCGCCGCCGCTTGGATCTCGGCTACCGCAATCGAGGTCGCATCCTTCATCCGCTGGAGCTCGACGTCCCGCGCATATTCCGCTTGTTTGATCTGCACCTGCGCCTGCTGCTTGACCTGTTCGGTGCGAATGATCTCGGCCGCCTGCCCGAGTTGCTGCTGGAGCATCTGCAGCTGCTGCCCCATCATCGCCATCTGCTGTTGCTGTTGCGCGGGATCGGGCTGCCCGTGCTCGCTCTGCGCGAGTTGCGGCGGGTGCATCTTCTCCAGGCGCTTGCTGATCTCCATGTGCCCCGGAAAGTCCGCATACTTGAAATACAAGTCCCCAATCCACGGCATCAACGCCGGATCGGTCTGCAGGACGTCGCCAATCACGGCCGCGCCTTCCTGACTCCGCGTCTGGAACGACTTCCCCACACTCACCGTCACGCCATACCGGCCCTTCCGCAGATCGAAGAGCTGCGCCGGATCCTGCGGGTTGCTGACCCGCTGTTGCGCGAGCTGCTGATCGTAGGGGTTCTGGTTGGGCAACGCTTGCGGGCGCCCCAGTGGCCCCGACCCCGGCACGAACGGCGCGTTCAGCATCACCAGCTGCGGATGATCCTCGACGTCGACAATCCGCGCGATCCGCCCCGGCCGGTCATACACCGCGGGAATGAGATCCAGGATCACGCACGCTTCGTGCAGCATCGCCACATGCGCGAGATTGAACAGAAAGTCGCCGGTCCCGGCATTGCCCTGCTCCTGCAACGCGAGAATTGCCCGCCCTGACCGATCCTTGGTCGGCAAGCGTCCGAGCGAGGGATCGAACGTCGCGGTGGCCGCCTGGATGAACTGATCGCCCAGCTGCAGGAGTTCCATCGACGGCCCCAGCCGCCCGGCATCGATCTGCGCCCGCGCCGGCGGCGGCATCACCTGGCCGGCGATCGTGGTCGGCTTGTACTCGACGAACGGAAACGCCCGGACGTTGATCTGCTGCCACTGCGACTCGTGCCCCTCGAACTGCCCTTCCGCGCCAACAAAGGGCGCTTTCGGCTCGAGCGCCGCCATCTCCACCGCACTCGAGGCCGCGTAGTTGTACAAGCGCTGCCCGTCTTTCGCGCCGCTGATCAACCCGACAAACCGCTCGTCGCCCTCGAACGGCTGGAGCTCGCGTCCCGGACAGAAGATCAGCGGGATGTAGTGGCCATCCCACTCGACGTCCGGCTCGAGCGTCTCGGCGGCATTGATCGTCGACACGAACACGCGGCGGATCTCGTCTTCGCGGGACCGGGCCTCGTCGCCCGTGCGCGCCGCGCGGCCCTCCGGGATCGCGTCCTCGTAGCTGTCACTGCCATCATCGAGCAACACGCGCCGCTTCGTCGTGACTTCGACGCGCCAGTACTGCGCGATCCGAATCGCCCGCCCCGGCCCGTCGCCCGTGACCCACGCCTTCGCTTGATCGCCCAGGGTCGCGAAGTCCTGATCGGAAAACCGCGCCAGCTTCGAGGCCGGATACCGGGCTTTATAGACATCCCACCGCAGATCCGCCGTCTTGAAGGCGTAGAGCATGTCCGAGCGATCCGCTTCCTCCGCGAACGGATCGGCATACACCGATGCCTGATACTTGATCCGCTTGATCACCAGCTTCTGGTCGGTCCAGTGCCCGCCGTAGGGATCGTATTCCTTCCGGACTTCCCACCAGCCGCGCCCCGCTTTGACCGCCCGCTCGAACGCCCAGCTGCGCGCGATCTCCGCTTTGCTGTCGGTTTCGATCCGCCGGTAGATCCCCTGAATCACTTCCGCGGTCTTGTCATCGGCGAGCGCATCGATCGCGTGGATCTGGACGCCGAGCTGCGCCTGCTTCTCCTGGTTGACGATCAACTGAATCGGCTGATCGAGCTTGCTGATCGAGAGCATCGGCCGCGGCGGCAAGGTCGCATTGCCGATCGTCGACCCCTGCCGCGCCTGGCGGACGTCGTCGGGCCACTGATACTCCGGGATCTGGAAGCGCAGATCAGCATCTTCCCGGTCGCGCTGATCCTGCTCCGCATCCGCGCAGAGTTTGAAGCGGGCGAGCGCTTCGCGATGACGATCGGCGTCGTCGTCCGTCCTCACGAGCGGCCTCCCGGCGGGAGCGCGAGCTGCTCGGCGTAGAAGGCCATCAACGCCGCATGGGGATAGGCGGCTTCCTGCGCCGCCCACACCGCATCGAGATGATCCGGATCCGCATCCTGCGCCTGCTGCCGCAGACTCTGGGCCTGCGCCAGCCAGGTCCGCGCCGTGTTCGGATGCAACGCCCCCAGCTCGGCGCGATAGGCGTGATGCGCCCCGTTGGCCTGGGCGAGGAGCTCCCCGACCGTGGGCGGCTCCAGAGGCTGGGTCGTCGGATCAGACGGGATCGTCGCCATCAGTGGTCGCTATCCTGCGCGTGGCCCAGCCATGTGTCAACTCTCATGAGGCTTGGTCTATCGCACGTCGTTCCGCGTCCCATTTCGCGTGCCGAGTGCAAATTTGCGTGATCACTAAGCGAACTTGGTCTTTACGCCGTCGCGAGAGAAATGCATATAGCGTCAGCATCACGCCCATCGCACGAGGTCCGAAACACGTCCAGTCATGAACATCGCTCAACCCCACAGGCGTCATGCGCACACGGTGCGTGACTGAGCCACTAAACAAGCGCTGCAAGCGATAGAGACATTCGGGATCCTTCTGGGTCGCAGAGACACGGCCACTCGTCTCACTTTTCGCACTAAAACTGCCTTCGCCCTCAAGAAATCCCGCCGCCCATGCCAAATCCAGCATCGTCGGACGTGCGATGGCGGCCCGCCAGTGCTGTTTGGTACGCCGTTTCCACGTTCCGGCCCGTACCGCCCGCGACCGCTCCCGCGAGTAGGTCCGTGAACACTCCTTGCACATCGGCCGACGCCACCCGGTTTCATTGCCACGATAAAAGTCATGCTGTTTCGACTTCGCAATGCGACATTTCGAGCAAATCATCATAGTTAAGCGCCCATCCACCCTTCAGGTGATGACGGCAGCAAGGTTTGTACTCGCGCCGCGCGGGCTCGCGCCGCTTTGCGTTCCTCCAGTTGCGCCTGCGTATGCTGATCGGCACCGAAATTGAGTTCTAAATACTCCAGACAATTCATGCCATGCTCAAACCAACCGTCCTTGTGGGGCTTGCGCACTTGTTTGCTCCCCACCGACACCATATGGGGTGACCAGACATACCCGGCCTCTGCTGCATCGGCGAGCATCGGAAAGTGACTCGTCCCGTCTTTGCTGACCAAGAGCCACTTGCGCTCGTCGTTGTTAATCGCAAACGCTTCCCCGTTCACCGTCCGGCGCCGCATGTAGCCGGCCAGACGTTCGACCATCGCCAGTCGGACATCGGGCGCATTGGAGTTCTCGCGCCACACCGGATGGAACCCGTGCGTCCGTAAGATGTCAACGGCGTTGTAGCGCACGCCCTGCGAGCTCTGATGCGCGCCCGCCGGATCACAGCAGGTCTGGATCCCGGCCATCGCCGTGGGAAACCACTGCGCCCGGTACTGCAGGACGATCGGCAGGAAATCGTCGAGGAATAGATCCTGCCCCTGAATGCCGCCCAAGACGTGCAGGCCGCCCGTGTAGGGCTGTTGCGCGGCGAGATAGCAGGGATGATGCTTGCCGAAGTCCAGGCCCTCAAGGAGGACCGAGTCGGGCCGGAACGTGAGACTGCGCACATGCAGCTGCCGCGTGAACGCGCCGGCATAGACCGGCTCGCCCGTGACGTTGACGCCGCGCTTGCCGAGCACCACGCTCCGGTGTTTGGCATGCCCCGGCGGATACGCGCGCTCGAGCGCGACGATCGTCTCTGGCGGCAGGTTGTGCGCGTTGTCGTAGAGACTCACGCTGTAGTAGCGCCGGCCGGGAATCGTTTGCTGCTCGGGAAACTCTTTCGCGAGCCAGTGCGTGACATTGGGCGGATTAGGCGAGAAGAGCAGTTGATGCGGATAGCCGCTTTGTCGCAATCGGGCGCGGAGTTCGCCGGAGAAGTCGCCCGGTAACTCTTCGGTCTGATCGCAGTAGATGCCACTCACGCCCAGGCCGCGGAGCTTCGCATAGCGACTGAGATGATCGGGCGCTTTCAAGCCGAACGCATAGACGCGCGAGTGATTAGAAAACTCGTAATAGAGCTCCTCCGGATTCCACGATGGGATCTCGCCGCTCTGCTGACAGATCGCTTCAAAGGCGGGAATCAGCTTCGTGCTGGTATCGCCGTCCGCATAGCGACAGAGAAACCACCAGATGCCCGGATGCTCGATCGTGCTGTTTCGGACTTTCCAGAGACACGCCGTGGTCTTGCCGCAGTTCAGCGCGCCTTCCAAGTCGATCTCCGGCGTCTCGTCGCGCAGGAAGCTCGCGATCGGGCCTTTCCAGCGCACTTCCACGATCTGCGTGCTCATGCGACGCCTTTCCCCGCCTCGACCTGTGGCACCTTGGCCAGATCCACATTCGTACCATCGCGCGTCAAGCACGTGTGATAGGCAGACAACGCCCCGCGTGTCTCCAATAACGTGTTATGGACCTCGCGCAGTGCACTATGAATAACCGCGCCTTTCCGCCGTTGCTGTTTATTCTGCTCTTTCAAGACAACGATGGCCATTGCGTCTTCTGCGGCCTTGATGCTTTCAAGCGCCCACTCAATGCGCTGCATCAGCAATTCGTGCGGCGTGAAGTGCCCACTACTCATCGGCATCGCTGCACCCAAGGCCTGAAGTCTTCATGGCTCGTAAATGTGCTTCACGACGATCGACAGCGGCGAGCTGCCATCGGGACCAGTCAGCGCTTGCGGCGCTTTGCCGCAGCCGCGATCGAGAATCTCGCGCGCCGCCATAATCCGCACACTGAGCGGCGCCGCCTCCGCCCCGAGAATCGTCGACAGCACGTCGATCGCCTGCTTGACGGACGCCCCCGCCAGCGCTTTTACGTCCAGCGTGATCCGCTTGACCTTGTTCGGCGTGCCCTTCTGCCGGCCGCCCCGCCGTTCGCCGGGTTTCGATCCTCCCCGTGGCATCGCTACTGTTCCGCTAGTCTAGTCATGGGCGCAACGCTTGTTCAACCGCGACGGCGATGCGCTCGAGCGCAGCGTGCACGGCTTCCAGCATCCGAACGCTGCGATAACCGAATAGCGTCACCACCAGGCC